TCTCCAACATATCCTTCAGCAGAAGCCAGGTGCCGTCGCAGGATGCGTCGTAAAGGCTGGACGGCTTCCCCTGGTGGACGATGATGAACTCTCGGGGGGTTCCATCGACCTTCAGTTTGATAGTGCTTCCGACCGCTTTGGAACTCAAAGCGACATTTGCCATGTTCTGTTCCTCCTTCATACGGGCCGAGGCCCGTTTCTTTGTGTTCTACATCTGTTTCCGGTCGGTAACGGATGGGCATACCTATTCCCAGGGCAAAACATCATCAGGCCGTGGTTCCGCAGATACCACGGCCTTCTCATTGGCAGGGTGGGTCTCCTTGTACAGCTGCTGGTAATACTTCATCTTCCGCAGCTCCCGCACCCGCCTGGTCGGGGCCGTGATTTTGCGGCGGGGCCGCACTTCTTCCCCGATTATCTCGCTCACCTGGGCAGCATATTTCAGGCGCAGGGAGTATGTGTCGCCGTGGGCGGCGTGGGCGTCCCATGCCCGGAAGCTGTCCTTGATCTGCTCCTTGGTCACCTTACCGGCGGGGTAGTCCTCTCTCCACTTCTTTATCCTGGCCTTCATTCTCTCTGAGCCGGATCGTCTCAGCTTCTGCACCACTCCCCCGGTCTCGGTCAGGTAGGTGTGGAAGCCCATGAAGTCGATGCCGTTACGGAGCGGGAAGATGCCGGTCTTGTTGTTCAGCTCCAGCAGGTTCTCGCCCATCCACTCGCCGACATCGTGCAGCAGGTCTTGCAGCTCCTCCTTCGTCCGGGCGATGATGTAGAAATCATCCATGTACCGTCCGTAGTACCGGAAGCCGAACTCCTCTTTTATCAGGTGGTCGAACCGATCCAGATACATCAGGGCGAGGAGCTGGCTGGTCTGGTATCCCAGCGGCAGGCCGTCGGTGGTGTCGATGTAGGTACACATCAACTCGAAGAACTGCGGGTCTATGCCCCGTTTCTCCATGATGGCCCACAGCTTCTGCTTCAGGAGGTCGTGGTCTATCGAAGCGAAAAAGTGGTGGACATCGCATTTCAGCACCCACCCCTCGGTGGTGCCGTTCTTGCGATAGTAGTCGATCATCGCCCACTTCAGCCGGTCGAGGCCGTCGTGCATCCCCTTCTGTTTCTGGCTGGCGTGGTTGTTCCTGATGAAGCTCTTGGTCAGGGCTTCATACAGGACATTGTCAGTCACAGCGTGGAGAACGACCTTGTCGACGAAGGCGGGCGCTTGCACGAGCCGTTTCTTCGGCTCGAAGACAGGGAACACTTCAAACTTGCTGGGCTTATACTTCTTCGTACTGAGGATGTGGGACAGCTTCTCGGTGCAGACCAGCACATTGGCCTCATACTGCGCCGTCCCGGCCTTTTTCCGCTTCCGTTTCCGTGCTTCGAGGTATGCGTTGTACAGAACTTCGAACGCACACATTTCGATGAAGGTCAAACCTCAGTAATCACCTTCCTCCCTCCGGCCGAGGTGCAGGGGAAGCTCCCGGCCGGCAGTCAAGCCTAACGCCGGCCTTCTTCCCCCAGGCAGCCGACGACACCCCGCAGGGTGGCCGGCCTCGGCGTGATGTGTTTATCGTCCGCCAGCCCCGCAGGGCCAGCTTTCGACGGGATGCAGCTCCCTTTGATGTGATGATGCACTACTTTCGTCCGCAGATGCGGTCTACTCGGTCTCGCAATTCATCAGAGCGGGGCGGACACCATACGAGTTGGTGCAGTTGTTGTTGTTGTAGCTGCCGTTGGAGTTGACGTTCCAGGCGTTGTTGGTGTTGTTGGTGTTCGGGGAGCGGAGCCACCAGTTGGTGGCCGATTACGAGCTACACCCCAATACAAAGACAGAGCGAAGCTACTGTCTCGTATCCGGTGTTGATGGCTGGGCCTTCGCCCTGGCGATCTTGGCCTCTGCCTGAGCCTTCCTCTCGTCGGCAAGGGCCGTTTTGACGGCGGAGCGCATCAGCTCAAACTCTCGCTTGTACTCCTCCGTCCTGGCCTCCTCCCGGAGCTTCCTGGCCCGACCGCCATCGTTCTTGAACCAGGACTTCGCCATGTAGAGTACGTCGGTGGTTCTCTTCGTCCACTCTCCCGACTCCGCCTTGGTGATGATGTTGTCCTCCAGGCAGAGCGTGATGTACTCCAGCATGAGGTTGCACCCATTGATGATGTCTTCGATCTTCTTCAGCCGTTCCTCGTACTCGGTCTGGAACTGCTTATCGTTTGCGGCCTTGATGTCCCGGACGATGCCCTTGGCTATCTCCCGCATATCCCTGCCGTAGAAATCGAAGTTGCTCTTGGTGAAGCCTTCCTTGCCATTGCCCTTGGACAGGGCCTTGTCGATCTCGGCGCAGTACGACCTGACCTGCTGGATGTCTTCCAGTTGGGCAATACGCCTGATGATTGTCCGAACGTCTTTCCGGCTGATGTCATCGGAAATGACTCTGGTTTTCCGCTTGGTATATCGCAGAAGCTCCCTTGCTCTGTTGCCAAGCAGATATTCTTTATCGGCCATTACCGCATCTCCTTCCTATGGGGCAGCCCCCACTCAGAATAGCGTCCAGATCCTCCGGTTCGCCATAGAAGACGCAGCGGTCTTTCTTGATGGTCAGCCTCCCATAATTTTGAGCGTGGGTGACACCACAGATGACCAGATCTGTACTGCGTCCGAGATCGCAAGGTGGGTCAAGGGTATCGAACAGGTTGCCTATAATACAGGAGACCTCGCCGGCAGGGCGGGAAAATTCGATCTCCTTCATCATCAGAACTCAATCCTTTTCTGGGTGGTATTCCAGACGCCGGTGACCACCAGGCCAGTCAGGCTGTCGAACGTGACCGTGAACGGGTTGCCGCTGACATCGGTGTTGTACATCAGCTCCAGGAGCGACAGCCTGGAGTCCAGGGCTGCGTTCAGGTTCTGGAGGAACGGATGGGCCCCCGGGTCTGCGTTGTGGGCGTCGATCAGCTTCTGTGCCTCGACCAGGAACTGCGGGAGCAAGACCACCGTGCAGTATTCGTGGACATCCTCGGCGGTCATGAACGCCTCCGGCGAATAGTCGATGATGACCGTGGCCCCCTCGCCGACCGTGATGCTGATGGGGAACCGGCGGGTGTCGACACCGTTTTTGGAGTAGGCGCTGACCCACTGGGGGTATCCGCCCAGGGTGCCGTAGTACAGCAGCACCTCTTCCCCGTCCAGGTCACGGGCGTACACACCGAACTCCCGGATCCAGAAGCCGTGATCCAGGCCGCCGTTCAGGTCGCTCCGGTACTCGACGGTCATGTGAACCGTGTCCTCGTCGTACATCGGCTCGTTGGAGGTGGCGGCGGCCACCGGCTCCACCAGGTCTTCCAGATCGCCGGGGAACATCCCCTCCGGGCAGGTGCCGGAGCCGACCATTGTCCGGGTCAGGGTCAGCGGCATCTTCTCTGCCATGATCTTGGTAATCAGGTTCCGGCCCCGCCGGGTGATGGTGCATCCATACTGGCCCCCGTCGGCCGGGAGCATCGGGTCGTTAATCATCGGACTCATACAATTTCCTCCTTCAATTCAGGCAGTTTTGTCTCCATGACGGTGCCATGCGGGGCAGTAAAAAAGCGGCCCACAGCCGCCGTATGGATCTCGGTATTGAAGTCTTCCAGCTCGGGCAGTCTGGTCTCCGTGATGGTTCCGACCATGGCGGCGGTTGCATGGCCCACCATGGCGGCAACCCCCAGATCCGGCTCGATGCTGGGCAGCTTCGTGATGCTCATTCCCCGGCCGATGACCGGGGCAACGTAAAGGCCGACCACCGGCATCTCCGGCTCCAGCTCAGGGAGCTTCGTAATCGCCGTGCCACGGCCCAGGAACGGGGTGATATTCACCTCGGACTCGATGACCGGGGCCTCCGTGATCGCCGTGATGTGGATGCCGACGCCGGCCGCTTTGATGATGGGGGCGGCCAGCAGGTTCTCGGCGTGGTCTTCCGGGGCCAGCGTCCCGGTCTCCAGGAACATGACCGCCGGATACTCAGGGTTCTCCGAGTAATACAGCGGCTTATCCCAAAACATCCGAAACGCCTTGATGATTTCCGGGTAGGTGCAGTCGCAGGTGTTCTTCAGTATCTTGTAAATGAGATACTTTCGGTAGGTTTCGTCGTCTGTACCGTGCCCACGGCCAGCGTAGGCGGCGAGCTTCCCCGCCTCCTGGCGGGTCAGTACGGCGATGTCCCCTACCCCGTCGAGCTGCTTGCCCACCGCCCGGTACAGATCCCTTTCTGTTCGGAGCTGTTCATAGAAATCGGCGATTTCCTGAAGCTCACTCCCGAGGACTTCCACCAGCGCCTCGATGTTGGCCTTCCCCTTGAACTGCTCGACGAGTTCTTTTTTCAGGGCAATGCTGTACTCATCCATCAATCTCCACCTCGATCATCTCTTCCGTGGTGTAGGCCCGCTGCCGGGCCGTGATGGTGGCGCTTCTGGACGGATACTCCGTCGGCTCAGTAG